TTAACTTTTTCATATATGGATTGAAACTAGCATCTTTAAAAACACTATATGTATTATCAATAATTCTTTTTCTTTTCTTTAGCAGCAATTCAATTACAAAAGGTTTGATAAAATCATGGATTGGAATAACTCTGTTTCTTCCTGCATCTGTTTTTAAACCAGTAAAGAAATAAGATACCTTTCTTTCAATACCATCATCATTACAAACTTCATCAATATGAATGTCTTTTCTATCGATATTAAGCAATTCATTTGCTCGTAGGCCACTAAAAATATAAATGAGTATAATTTTAGCAATGTCGGTGTTTTCTTCCCTCAAACGCTTAATTTCATCATATGAGAAGGCATAATGCTTTTTACTTTCTTCATTCTTACCACAATTAATAAACTCAGTATAGTCATCATCACGATTAATATATTGATGAATAACTGCGTATTTGAAAATTTTAATACAAAGTACCTTCATATGGTTTTTGGTTCCTGTACCGCATTTATCATTATCAAAAATAAATTGCAAATCTTGCAAGTCAATGTCATTTATTTTTCTATTATATATTTTTTTAAAGTGTTTGATCCATGAATTATATCCAGCTTTTGATGATTTTGATAACAATGAAAACTCTTCTTCATTTAAAATATCAAAGATTCCTTTAAATGTTGGTATGTTATCTTTTTTAGCTTGTATTTTGTTGTATAAGTCATTATTTAGCTCTTTAGCTTCATTCTTTGTTATTTCTCTATTAGAAGTCATGTGATAAAGAGATAGAGCATTTAAAGCTTCTAGTTCAGTTTCAAAAGTACCAATGGTTACTTGTTTCTTTCTACCAGTTAATAAGTCCCTATCATTGCTTAAAACCCTTGCACAGTAGGGCTTTCTTCTTTTTCCTGATAATTTAACCACAGTTCCACTATTGTTAGGTCTACGCTTGTATGTTGTCTTTCTAGCCATAATAAAAACACGTCCTTTCATTTTAATTTGCCTTGAACGTGCTCTATGTGGTAAAATTGAGTACGTAAAAGGACTTTGGTAGGTCATTTTATTTTTAAGGTATTGGTAGTACCTTATTCTTACTCTCCTGTTGGTAGCAGGGGAGTTTTTTAATCTATTTTTTCAATATAATACTGAATAATATGTTTATAATCGTCTGAAATTTCAAGGTAGATGGAAAATGTATCTATATACTTATTATTGAAAATATCAAAATATTCTATAAAAATATTATGTTTAATTTTTAAATGTTCTATATAAATGTTGTCATCAAAAATCATTGGATATGGTTCAAATACTCTTACTGGAAAAATTATCTCACATGTAAAAAAATTGTTAATTGTGAGAAAATTCTCATCTATTTTAAATTTCATTGATTCACCATAATTATATTTTATCGATATATTGAGTGCTTCACCACGACCATGGTTTATTATTTTTACAGGGAAAAGAAAAAAATTATTATCTTCATCTAATAATCGACTTTCATATAATGAGTTATATTCTATATTTATAATTGGTTTATATTGAATTGCCAAATCTTTTTCTCTTTGGTTTTTTTGATCACTAATAGTCCACCAAACTCCACCTAAAGTTAAAGCACCACCAGTAACTCCACTTATGATTGTTCCATAATAGCTTAAAAATAATGTGGCATCTTCTTTTGAAAAAATTCCAATAGGTGATTGTATAAATGGGAGAATAGGAATTACTATATAAACAATAATTGCCAAACAAACTGTTAATATTTTATGAATTTTTATCCAATAAAATATATTAGTGTTATTTTTATCCATGTTCATTCCTCCTTTGCTAGTTATGGTTAGATTGATTTTAAAAATCTATTTTTTAAAATATTGAAGTATTTTTCTTTATCAAAGAAATCATTGAAATATAATTCGTTAATCATTGATTCAAACAGATGTTTACTGCAATAGTTTAATGGAAGAGGATAAAAAGCGTAGACTTCATCAATCATTCCTGGTTCAAAGTATTTTTGATAGTGAATAATTTGTTCTATTATTCCTGGAGCAAATGTGAATATTATGTTACACATTTTTTCTAACTCTTCTTTATCTCTGGATTTTATAAACTCTCTATCATAAGTTAATGAAAAAACTCCACTTGTATCTAAATAAAATACAGCTAATAAGAATTGTAAAGATTGCTTATATTTCTTTTCTTTTCCAAGTAACTCAGACATGCAATACATTGTAGATGCTAGAGCTTCAAATTCTTTATCGCAATAATTATCAAGTTTTCTCTTATCTAAAATACCCCATGCTACATCAAAAAAGCTGCCTTTAAAAGGTAAAGATTTTTTTACTTTAATATATTCATCTAATTGTATTTGCCAATGAAGACCATAAGAATGATAATCTATTAAGTCTTGATTTTCTTTTAATAATTTTTTTCCTTTTTCAGTTAGAACTAAAATAGATTTATCATTGATTAAGAACTTAAGAGTTTCTTCTGGCACATTATCTTTCAATCTTGATATTAAATTATCTTTATTACCAGAAACAGGTAATTTGTAAGAATGTAAAATTTCTTTCAAATCAACAATTCTTAATTTCTTTAATGTATCATCTATAGAACCAGGTTCTAAAAATCCCTGAGTAACTAATTTTTTATGAAAAATACTAGGATTAGTTATTTTGAAATCATAAAAAAGATATCGTGGGTATTTATCGTTGTCTCTAATTGGACTGCCATTGTAATTACGCAAAAAAACAACTTTCCTATATAAGTTTATATAATCTTGTTTTATTGGTTTTTTCTCATTGTAATTTGAAACAGTTTTATTAGGAATGGTATTTACAATGTTATGTTGTATAGGTTGAATAGGTGGAACTACTTTAGGCTTGATGAATTTTTTGTCATTGAAAATATCAAAAAAAGATTTACATATATCATATAACCAACAAACAAAGAAACCACCAAATGTAAATAAATAAAATATTCCTCTTTTATAATTCTTTTGAATGAACCAATGTACTCCAAAACTTCCTGTAAATAGTGTTATGAAGAACATTAAAATTCTATTTTCTTTGATAGAAAGATCCATAAGTTAATCCTCCCAATCAAAATCTTTAATAACTTTCTTTAATTTACCAAGACACATAAAATTGTCTTTTAATGGGTCAACTACTATAGGTTCAAACTCACTATTCATTGGTTGCAACATAATGATTCCATTAAGTTCTTTGTACTTTTTACATGTGGCCACATTATCTTCATCACAAAAACATCCAATAACTCCATCATCAACTTGACTTGTTCTCTCAAAGATTAATAGATCCCCATCATTAATACCAGCATCCTTCATGCTTTCACCTTTAGCATATTGTGCAAAATATTCAGCACGTGGATTTAATCCCTTGCTAGGTACTGGAATCATGTCAATGATATTTTCATCTACAAATCCGCCATTTCCACAACAGATAGCTTCGTAGAGGGGAACACGTGTATATCCTATATTACTTGATTCATATATAACATCATCTTGGTTTCCTTTTATAAGATAATCCGTTGAAACACCGAAATAGTCAGCAAGTTGTTGAACAATTCCCATTTTAGGTTCAGTTCTATTGATTTCCCATGAAGAAACAGTTTTATCGCTGACACCAACAACTTCACCTAATTCTTTTTGGTCCATACCTTTTCTTTCACGCAATTGTTTAACAATTGTACCAAATTGTGTTTTCATATTATTAACACCTCTTTTCGCTATAATTATAATGCAATTTGTAGAATAAATAAAGCAAATTAGAAAAAATATTCTACAAATTGCATATTTTAATTGACAATCTACAAAATGTAGGATAGAATGATAAGCGAAAGGAGGCGGTAAGATGAGTACAAGAATGAAGCTTGATGAAATTAGAAGAGCTAGAGGGTATTCCCAAGAATATATGGCAAATCAATTGGGGTGTCATAGAAATACTTATGCAAAAATGGAAGAAAAACCTCAAAATATTACTATGGAAGAAGCATATAAACTAGCAAATATTCTTAATGTTTCCATAAATGATATTATTTTTTTAGAATCTAATCTACAAAATGTAGAACACATTCAAAAATAGGAGGGCATAGGATGGAAAAAATTAATAATGTTCAAGTTGAAATCGATAATGATAAGTATCGTGTCTTTGTTGATGGTGTTGAGATTAAAGCAATAGCTAATCTAAAAATTGAGAAATCAATCGATTGTGCTTCAAAGGTTACATTATCATTTTTTTGTAATATCAAAACAAAAGAACAGTAGAAACTACTGTCCAATTTGTTGAGAAATCATGTTGGTGATTACTTGTGCTGCTACTTTTTCAAGTACATCAAGGGAAACGGATGCAAATTTAGAAACAATTCCTTTAGTTTTACTCCAAACATTATTATCACGGATATTATCTAAAAATTTATGACCGTTCCAAGTTAAAGAAAAAATGTAAATATCCATTGAGCCATCAAGATATTTAGAAACTTTTGCATTTATATATCCAGCTTCTTCTAGTTTTAATGCGGTATATTGCAAATCATCTTGAGAATAGCTTTTTAATTGTAGGCTATCAATGGACATGTATTCTTTAAGACCTACATTTTCTTCAATAGCTAAAAGTAAATCACGTACACAGTCATTATTTAAACGCATTATTTTCACCTCACTTTTTAATTAAATTTCGATATTGCCGTACCGATAACTTAATTATAAAGAAAGAGATGAAGGATGTCGAAAAAAATTAAATAAATTACTGATCATCAAGGAGCCAATCTCTAACCCATTTTTATTGAATCCTAAAATTAATGATCATATAAGATACTTCCAATAACTAATTTACTTTTTATACGATAAGTTTTCGTTTGTAAAGAGGTTGGTTCCTTGGTGGTCAGTAGTAGAAGGGAGAAAATTTATGGAATGGATATTAAGCATTTCAATTCTAGCTAATTTATTACTTGTTATCGTTTGCATCTATTTTGCAAGAGATCGTAACTGGTATAGAAAAAGTTGGTATGAATTAGCAAATCGTTTAGTTCAAAACAGAAGGGAAGGTACAAAAATATGAAACTATCAACAAGAGGATTAGTGACGACTATCGTTGCATGTTGTTTTGTTGCTGATTGCTTAGCTATTTTAGTTAGAACATTACTTTGAAAGGAGGTGAAAAAAACATGGTAAAGCCTGTAAAAATTCCTTGGTATGGTGATAGTGAGTACGCTAAACGTATTATTAATGAAATGAATCAAACATCATTTAAAGATACTGATCTAAAAGCAAAGCTCTTTACAAAGACAGTAGGCAAAGGACTTCTAGAATGTGAAGAATACTACATTGTTATTACAAGGGGTGATGATCATGAATGATGAATTCAATATTTCAATTGAAGAAGTAATGAAGATAACTCACAAAAGCAGGGAGTTCATAATCAATGCTATCCAACAAGGTACATTTCCTGGAAGTGTTGATGCTTCAGGGAAGAGAAGAAATGTACATATTCCTAGAAAAGCATTTGAGGATTATATGAATCATTTCAATAAAAGTCCTAGTGAAGAGTTGATTATTGCATTACTTAATTCTTTAAATGAAAAAAGTGCCCTTATAAAGGACACACAACATAACCAACCAAATTATAAATAAAATCAGGAGGATTTGCAATATGAGATTAACTCAAAAAGCACAGGTTACATTGTTTGGTGCTTGTGTAGCAAGTTTAATCTTTGCAGGAACTGGTTATGCTCAAGCTAAATCAGTAGAAGCAAAGTATGAAGAACAAAGTAAACAAATTGAGTTGTACAAGAATGAACTCAATGATATGCAAGGTCAGCTTCAAGAATATACAAAGTACAAAGCAATGTACGAGTGTATTGCAGTTGAAAAGGACCAACTACAAAAAGAAGTTGAAGAGCTTTCTAAATGAAAAGCTCTAGGGGTCTTTAGAATTACCGCATATTGGTACGGAGAAGATGAGTATGGAGATCTAACCGCTACAGGAGTTAGAGCTCAAGTCAATCATACAATCGCTGTAGACCCTAAAATAATCCCATATGGAAGTGAAATCATGATTGATGGCCAAATTTACGTGGCTGAAGATTGTGGAGGAGCAGTTAAAAATAATGTCATTGACGTATGGGTGGAACATCAAAGTAACAGCTTTGGTGTCAAGTACAAAGAAATATACATCAAGAGGGAGAAATAAAAATGGATAAGTTTCTAGAAAGTATTATTCAAGCTGCTAAAGATGCGGGTGCAAAAGATATAGATATTGCCAAAATTTGTTTAGACGATTTGACAAAGAAAATTGATGAAATGGATAAATTACAAGCAGTTAATTTAGAATCAAGAATTTATTTTGAAAATGATGATTTGGTTATTGATTGCATTGCAATATCAGACAAACTTGGATTTGCATTTTTAGAAAATACATTTGATATTTCAGAAAAACAAGTAAAGGATATTTATAAATCAGCAACAAATGAGTTCGAAAAATGTACGAATACATTAAAAGAGCTTATTGAAAATAAAATTGAAGAAATGGACAAAGGGGAAAGTAAAGATGTCAGTGAAGATTAATGCATTAGAGTTAGAAAATGTTAAAAGAATTAAAGCCGTCAAGATAGATCCAACACAAAATGGTCTAACAATCATTGGTGGGGATAACAACCAAGGGAAAACTTCGGTATTAGATAGTATCGCTTGGGCATTAGGCGGGGATAGAAATAAACCTAGCAACGCTGCAAGAGAAGGTTCAACAGTTCCACCTTTATTAAAAGTTACATTAAGCAATGGAATCATTGTTGAAAGAAAAGGAAAGAACAGTTCCTTAAAAGTTACTGATCCATCAGGTAAAAAAGCTGGCCAAACATTATTGGATTCATTCATTGAACAGTTAGCACTTAATTTGCCTGCATTTATGAATAAATCCAATAAAGAAAAGGCAAATGTATTGCTAAATATCATTGGTGTTGGAGATCAATTGGCTGTATTCAACCACAAAGAAAATGAGCTTTATCAAGAAAGATTAACTGTAGGACGTATTGCTGACCAAAAAGCAAAATTTGCTAAAGAACAATTGTTTTATGAAGGAGTTCCTGCAGACATAATCAGTCCTCAAGAATTGATTAATCAGCAACAAGCTATTCTTGCCAAAAATGGTGAGAACCAAAGAAAAAGAGAAAAGGTTACTCAATATGAGTATCAAGTTAAGACATTAACTGATGAAGTAGCTCGTCTTGAACAAATGCTTCAACAAAAAAATGAAGAGTTAAATAAGGCAACTTACGATTTAAGCATGGCCAAGACAGATGCATTGGATTTACAAGACCAATCAACTGATGAATTAGAAAAGAACTTGGCCGAAATTGAAGAAGTCAATCGCAAAGTTAGAGCTAATCTAGATAAAGAAAAAGCTGAAGAAGAAGCTAAAGGTTACAAAGTTCAATATGATAATTTATCACTTCAAATTGATGAAGTTCGTAAACAAAAATATGATCTATTGAACAATGCTGATTTACCACTGCCTGAATTAAGTATTGATGATAATGAATTAACTTATAAAGGTAAAAAATGGGACAGCATGAGTGGCAGTGACCAATTAAGAGTTTCTACTGCTATTGTTCGTAAATTGAATCCTGATTGCGGTTTTGTCTTATTAGACAAGCTAGAACAAATGGATCTAAAAACTTTAACAGAGTTCAATTCATGGCTTGAACAAGAAGGATTGCAAGCTATTGCTACAAGAGTTTCTACTGGTGATGAATGTTCAGTTATTATCGAAGATGGATATGTTAAAGAAGATGTTCAATCAGCAGTAGAAAACAAACCACAATGGAAAGCAGGTGAATTCTAATGAATTTTGAAATTACTGAAGGAGTAGTCAATGGTGCTCAAAAAGTTGTTTTCTATGGACCTGAAGGTATTGGAAAAACAAAATTTGCATCAAAATTTCCTGATCCAGTATTTATTGATACTGAAGGTTCTACTAAAAAATACAATGTAAGAAGATTATCTAAGCCAACAAGCTGGCAAATGTTAATTGATGAAGTTAAATCAGTTATTAACAATCGTCCATGTAAAACACTTGTTATTGACACAGCTGACTGGGCCGAAAGATTATGTACAGAAGCTGTCTGCTCAAGACATGGTAAATCAGGAGTAGAAGAATTTGGATATGGTACTGGCTATACATATGTTGCGGAAGAATGGGGAAGATTTCTAAATCTTCTCCAAGATGTGGTAGATGTGGCCAATATCAATGTTGTTCTAACAGCACATGCAATTATTCGTAAATTTGAACAGCCTAATGAAATGGGAGCTTATGATCGTTATGAGTTGAAGCTAGGTAAAAAGACAACAGCACAAACTGCTCCAATTACTAAAGAGTGGGCTGATATGGTTTTGTTTGCCAACTACAAAACATTCAGTGTGGCAGTTGATGATAAAGGTAAAAAGCATAAAGCTCAAGGCGGTCAACGTGTTATGTACACTACACATCATCCGTGTTGGGACGCAAAAAATAGAGATGATCTACCTGAAGAATTGCCACTTGATTATTCAGCAATTGCTCATTTATTCAATAATCAAACAAATGTAAATGTAACACCAGCTGTAACTGTTCCACCCGTTACAAATACAGTTCCTCAACAACAACCAGTAGTTGAAGAAATCAAAGTTGCAAAAGAATTGCAACAAGGTGGTATTCAAGAAGCGGTGCCAACTGAAAATGGAAATGTAGTACAACAAGCAGTTGAAAGTAAATTGCCAACAGCATTGAAAGATTTAATGAATCAAGCTTTAGTAACTGAAAAAGAAATCAGAAAAGCAGTGAGCATGAAAGGCTATTATCCTGAAGATACACCTGTTGAAAATTATGATCCAAACTTTATTAATGGAGTATTGATAGGAGCATGGCCACAAATTTTAGAATTTATTAATACAAATGTAAGAGAATTTTAGGAGGAAATATAAATGGATAACAGAGGAATTGATAACGGACATGAATTAGATTGGGATGGAATCATTGAAAATGATGGTGAGTTTATTATCTTACCACCTGATGATTATGATTTTGTAGTCAAAGGAATGGAAAGAACAAGATTTAATGGTTCAGAAAAAATGCCTGCTTGTAATCAAGTAACTGTCGACATTGCTATTGACTACAATGGGCAAGAAGTAATTATTAAACATAAATTATTCCTTCATTCAAAAGTGGAAGGTTTATTGAGTGCTTTCTTTAGAGGAATCGGCCAAAAGAAAAAAGGTGAACCATTAAGAATGAACTGGCCATCAGTTCCTGGGTCAACTGGAAGATGTAAAATCGGTACAAGAACTTATAACGGAAATGAATACAATGACATCAAAAAATTCTATCCAAAAGATGAAGCACCTCAAAAACCAACTTTTAGTGCAGGACAATTCTAATGGAATTAAGACCATACCAAAAAGAGGCACACGATTCGATATTTGAAGAATGGAAAAAGGGAGTCCAAAAGACTCTCTTGGTTTTGCCTACTGGATGTGGAAAAACGATAGTCTTTGCGGAAGTTGCTAAAGACTGTGTTAAATCAGGGGATAGAGTTCTTATTATGGCACATAGAGGAGAACTTTTAGACCAGGCAAACGATAAGATTGCCAAATCTACAGGTCTTAAATGTGCTGTTGAAAAAGCAAGTGAGACTTGCCTAGGAAGCTGGTTCAGGATCGTTGTCGGTTCCGTTCAAACGTTGCAAAGAGAAAAACGTTTAGAACAGTTTCCTAAAGATTATTTTGACACGATTATTATTGATGAAGCGCACCATTGCTTAAGTAGTGGATATCAAAAAGTTTTAGAATATTTTGATACAGCTAAAGTTTTAGGTGTAACTGCTACACCTGATAGAGGAGATATGAAAAATTTAGGAAGCTACTTTGAAAGTCTAGCTTATCAGTACACATTGCCAAAAGCTATCAAAGAAGGTTATCTAACACCTATAAAGGCACTTACGTTACCGCTAAAGATGGATTTGTCCGGGGTCGGAGTTCAGTCTGGTGACTTCAAGGTAAGTGATATAGGGACTGCGTTAGATCCATACCTTGAACAGATAGCTCAAGAAATGAAAAAGTATTGTAAAGATAGAAAGACAGTTGTTTTCTTGCCTTTAGTAAAAACCTCTCAAAAGTTTAGAGATATTTTAAATGCTAATGGTTTTAAGGCTGCAGAAGTCAATGGAGACAGTAAAGATCGTGCAGAAGTATTAAAAGATTTTGAAAATGATAAATATAATGTTTTATGTAATTCAATGCTTCTAACTGAAGGATGGGATTGTCCATCAGTAGATTGCATTATCGTTTTGCGACCAACGAAAGTGAGAAGTCTTTATTCACAAATGGTCGGTCGTGGTACTCGTCTATGCAAAGGCAAGGACCACCTATTACTACTAGATTTCTTGTGGCATACGGAACGTCATGAACTGTGCCATCCAGCCAACTTAATTTGTGAAAATGAAGAAGTTGCCAAGAAAATGACACAAAATTTAGAAACAATGGCAAGTTCAGCACTTCCTGAAGATGTACTTGAAGCGATAGATATAGAAGAAGCTGAAGAACAAGCTGTAAGTGATGTCGTTGCTCAAAGAGAAGAATCACTTGCTAAACAGTTAGCTGAAATGCGAAAAAGAAAAAGAAAACTTGTTGATCCATTGCAATTTGAAATGAGCATCATGGACCAAGACTTACAAAGTTACGTTCCTACATTTGGTTGGGAAATGGCACCAGCAAGTGAAAAACAAATAAAAGCATTAGAAAAATATGGAATCTATCCTGATAGTGTAGACAATGCAGGAAAAGCAACATTGCTACTTGATAGATTACATAAAAGACAAGAGGAAGGTTTAGCAACACCTAAACAAATAAGACTTCTTGAAAATAAAGGATTTAAACAAGTAGGCACATGGTCATTTGAATCAGCTAGAAAATTAATCAATAGAATAGCTGCTTCAGGGTGGAGAGTTCCTAATGGAATAGATCCAGCAACTTATAAAGAAGGAGATTAACAATGGAGTATACAACTGATTTATTAGAAATACTGAATAATATAGATCCTTCTTTGCTTGACTATCAGGAATGGTGCAATGTTGGAATGGCACTCAAATATGAAGGTTATACAGCAAATGACTGGGACTACTGGAGTCAACGTGATTCTAAAAGATATCATAAAAATGAATGCTATAGAAAATGGGAGTCTTTTACTGGTTCAGGTGTAACAGGCGGAACTATTGTTCAGTATGCTAAAAATCAGGGGTGGGTTCCACCAATAAAAGAAAGTGGCCATGAACTTGACTGGAATGATGTTATTGATAAAGATGAACAGGTCATAGTTGATAAGAATTGGATTGAAGGGAAAGAGGTCAAAGAGCCTCTTAACTGGAATCCAGTAGCTGAATTAATTACTTATCTGGAAACACTTTTTGATTCTACTGAAAATGTAGGCTATGTAACCAAAACATGGCTTAAAGATGAAAAACATCTGCCAACACAAGGGTGCTGGGATAGAACAGCAGGAAAGCTTATACAACAGTTGAATAATTGCAAAGGTGATATAGGTGCAGTTTTAGGCGACTACAACGAAGAAGCGGGTGCATGGATACGATTTAACCCGTTAGATGGAAAAGGCTGTAAAAACCAAAATGTGACTGATTTCAAGTATGCTCTTGTAGAAAGTGATTCAATGGCAATCGAAGAACAAAATGCAGTATTGAGAGAATTAGAACTTCCAATAGCTTGTTTAGTTCATTCAGGTGGTAAAAGTCTACATGCGATTGTAAAAATCGAAGCTGCAGATATGAAAGAATATCGTAAGCGTGTTGACTATCTCTATAACATTTGTAAAAAGAATGGACTAGATGTTGATACTCAAAATAGAAATCCTTCGAGACTTTCAAGAATGCCAGGAATTACAAGAAAAGGAAAGAAACAATTCTTGGTTGATACGAATATTGGAAAAGATTCGTGGGACGAATGGCACGAATGGATTGAAAGTGTCAATGATGATTTGCCTGATCCTGAATCATTGGATGCCTGCTGGGATGATATGCCACAACTTGCATCACCATTGATTGATGGAATTTTAAGACAGGGACATAAGATGCTGATTGCTGGACCATCAAAAGCTGGTAAGTCGTTTGCGCTTATCGAAATGTGTATTGCCATTGCTGAAGGTAAAAAGTGGTTGGGATGGCAATGTGCTCAAGGAAGAATATTATATGTCAATTTAGAGTTGGATAGACCTTCTTGCTTGCACAGGTTTAAGGATGTTTATAATTCACTCGGTATTAAGCCAAATAACCTCGCTAATATCGATATTTGGAATTTAAGGGGTAAATCTATTCCTATGGATAAACTCGCTCCTAAACTGATTAGAAGGGCATCTAAGAAAGACTATATCGCAGTAATTATAGATCCAATCTATAAAGTTATTACAGGTGATGAAAACAGTGCGGACCAGATGGCCAACTTTTGTAATCAGTTCGACAAAATCTGTAATGAATTGGGGACCTCCGTTATTTACTGTCACCACCATTCAAAAGGTTCACAAGGTGGAAAAAGAAGTATGGATAGAGCCAGCGGTTCAGGAGTATTTGCACGTGATCCAGATGCACTGCTTGACTTGATTGAATTGGATTTAAATGAATCACACTATAAACAGTTAAGAAATATGAGTGCCTGTAGATGCTGTGTTGACTATCTAAGAGCAAACAGACCCGAACTGTTAAATGAGCTTTCACAAGATGATGTTCTTTCTCAAAGTATCATGATTGACTTCTGTAAAAGAAAACTTGGCCATGATTACTACAAAGAGTTAGATACTCTTGTAAATAATGCAAGAGATAAAGCTACATCAATTACAGCATGGAGAATTGAAGGAACATTGAGAGAGTTCTCAAAGTTTCCGCCAGTTAACCTTTATTTTGAATATCCAGTACATGTATTGGATGAAGATGGAGCACTTCAAGATATTGATCCTGATGATGTCAAACCTCAATGGGAAAAGGCTAAAGAAAGAAGACAAGAACAAGCAGCTAAAGCTAAAAACAAGAAAGTAAATCAGTTTGAAATTGAGTTTTCAAACATTGAAATAGAAGGCAGAGAAGTACCTGCAGAAGAGCTTGCAAATAAGTTAAATACAACTCCTAAAACGTTACTTGCATGGCTTGGAAAAAGTAAAAAGCGCAATGAAGATTTAGCTGAAAATTTTGAAGCTTATTATGGTGAAGATGGTAAAAGATGCATTAAAAGAAAGGATAAATAGGGGTGCGCTCGACCATGGTGCGTCGCAGGTTCCGCGCAGGTGTGCGCTCGACCTATATATATAAATATATATAAATATTTTGGCGCACCCCCTCTAACGCGGAGGTAAGTGTCGTGCGACAGCTTACGCACGACGAACACTCACCCCGCACGATAGAGGGCACCAAACCTAGAGCACCCTAGTAAAAAAATGGAGAAAAATAAGAAAAGAAAAATAGAATTTTTCATGCCTATGATTCCACCTACTACAACTGCTCAACAGCATAAGGTGAACATGGGCACAAAGAAGTTTTATGATCCACCAGAACTTAAAACCGCAAAAGAAAAGCTGAAAGCTCATTTGATACCACATATTCCTGATAAGCCTTTTGATGGACCTTTAAGATTAATCGTCAGGTGGTGCTTTCCAATTGCTGGTAAACATCATGATGGAGAGTACAAATATACTAAGCCTGATACTGATGATTTGAACAAGGCATTGAAAGACATCATGGAAAGATTAGGGTTTTATGTAAATGATTCCAGAGTGGCCAGCGAGCTGATTGAAAAGTTCTGGGCGGAAATACCAGGTATATATATTCGATTGGAGGAATTGGAATGATTAAAACAACTAACATCAATGAGTACATCTCATTACAGGTTCTTAAAAATTACTGTAACTCTCATGGGGAAGATGAATGCAAAAACTGTGAGCTAAACCCCGTATGCAAATGTATGGGCAAAATTCCTGCAGACTGGGATTTGGAAAATTATCCAGTAAATGAAGGTGATTCAAAATGAGAAAACAAGATATAGCCAAACCAGTAGATCGTAAACAATGTCAAAAATGCAAATACTTCAACAATGATAAAAAGCGTTGTTCTTTAAGAATGTGCAAAGATCAACCAAGCTTACTTGATTATATTGGGAACAGGTTTTGATTATGAAATCAATAAAGGAATAAAACAATGAAAATATTAAGTTGTGGAGCAGGAATGCAATCAACTGCATTAGCTTTGATGTCTTGTGAAAATAAAAAAGAAATCAAATATAAAGAAGTTCCTGTATATGACGCTATTGTATTTTGTGATTTGGGTAATGAACCCGAATGGGTATATCGGCAAGTTGATTTTATAAAAAATGCCTGTGAAGATGCAGAAATACCATTTTACATTTTAGATACTCATTTACATCAAGATTACTTAAATAATTTTGGAAAACGTAGAGTTGTATCAATCCCATTTTGGTCAGTTGATGAAAATGGCAAAAAAGGTAAGATGATGCGTAATTGCACCCTAGATTACAAGATAAATGAAATCATTAAATTTGTTAAATACGAACTGCTTGGATATGTTAAATATCAACGTGTTAAAAATGAAGATCTAAAAGCACATGAAATGCATTTAGGATTTTCGTTAGAAGAAAAATACAGGTGTAAAGAAAACAAGCATAAGATGTTTATCAATAAATTTCCTCTAGTAGACATGAAACTAACTAGAGCAGACAATTATAAATATATTCTAGAAGAATGGGATTTAGATACAAAAGCGAGTGCTTGTTGTTTCTGCCCATTTCACACCAATTACTTTTTCGAATATATGAAAGATAATCACAAAGAGCAATATCAATCAATCCTTGAATTTGATGAAATGCTGGAGCGGGAACAACCAAACACAAAAATTAGATCTAAATTATATATATCAAAATCAAGAAAAAGAATTAAAGATCTATCCGATGAAGATTTTAAAGATAAAGAAGTTTTTGATTATAGAAACAAGAAAATTTGGAATGGATTTTAAAAGAAGGAAATGATGCAAATGAAAAATTTTGAAGCGTATGAAGAAAAAATCAAAGAATTAAATTATAATTTTGCGATAAAAAACGATGAATGTGTCAGGTGTATTAATATTTGCGAAAGGTGCGAGTTCATAAGTAACCCTTTTGGTAGTTGTCCTCAAAATAAAATAAAATGGCTCTACAAAAAATACATTGAACCAAAACCAAAGGTTAAAATTCCTTTAGCAACTAAATACTTTTTAGAAAGTTTAAATGATAAGTATGAATGGATTGCAAAAGATGAAGACGGTGCTGTTTGGTGTTATAAATTTAAGCCTGAAAAATATACACAAGATAAAAACAAAAGATGGACTGTATATGGTAGGGGTAATATTGCTGGCTTTAGAGATGTTTTCAAAAAAGAAATATTTGATTTTCTTTCATGGGAAGATGAAGAACCTACTTTAATTCAAAACATTCTAGATAATTGCGAGGTGATAGAAGATGAATAAAATAGAAGAATTTAATGTTGATGAATTTCTAGATAAAGTAACGGAAACAAAAAGGATATTTAGACAATCGCTTGAAAAATATGGCAAAGAACCGCAATGCAGACAAGCTATGGAAGAATGCGCTGAACTTATTCAAGCAGTGAATAAGATGCTACGCTATGAAGATAGGCCAGCCGAACCCGAGTATTATGCTAATTTAATTGAAGAAATAGCTGACGTTGAAATCATGCTATATCAATTAAAAGTGATGTTTAATATTGATGATGATCAAGTGTTTGCTTTTAAAGTACAAAAAGCTAAAAGAGAACAAGAAAGGTTGAAAAAGTTATGACAGCGGAAGAAATGTTTAGAGCAAAAGACTTTGTGCCTTTCTTTGAAACACCAGCCTTATTTGTATATGAGAGTTTTTCCGAGCGTGATATCGATAGAATAGATATAGCTTTCTATAAGTATGATAAAAAATTTTTAGTTTATTATGTCGATAGGGACGATCCAGTTGAAATCGATATGCCTTTATTAAAGGCAATCAACAAGCAAATAGAGGAATATGGGTGGTAATAATGAATAAATCTAAAAAAGAATATATAGTCTATAATAAGAAAGAAAATGTTGTTATGTTAGGAACATCAAATGAAATAACAAAGAAGTTAGGCATAACGATAGGGACATTTTATAGCTATGTAAGTAGAGGAGATTCATCAAAAAGCAATTACAAAATCTTTGTTACAAATTAAATATGAGAAATAAGCAGTTAAGAAATGTTAAGAAGGAGGATAATAGATGATACCAATACACACATTATCAATTATGCGCAATGAATTTCGTGCGTACAAGGGTTTAATTAAAGAACGTAACAAATTAATCGAGGAGTATGAAACTCCTCTCAAATTGCTTAAAAATGAGCTTTTAGAGGTAGAAGAAAAATTAAGTCAAATCAAGTCTCCTGGTAAAAGTGATGGACTAGGTGGATTTGTTCAGGATAGTGTTGATAAGTACAATCATCTGATTGCTAAAAAAGATGAGTTGAAAAATGCAGTTGATAACTACATCAAAGAATATGGCAATGATTCTTTTGAAGAAGAACTTGAATTTTGGAATGTGCGTATTGAAACTGTTGAGTATTATCTTGATCATATGGATGCGCTTGACAGAAAGTTCATTGAAGACTTCTATTTTAATCTTCCAAAGCATCAAGTTATGGAACGTTACAATATAACTAACATCAAAAGCTTATATCGAAAAGCCGACAATATTTTGAAAAATTTATTATAAAAATAGCAAAAAAGTGCATCTATGTGGAAGATTCTCCCCTCATTTGGTGGTATTATGGTATCGTAAGGTTTTGATGAAAGACGTTACTTTCCCTTCAATGATGTATGTTTTAAAAAAGTTCTCAAACGAGAGCTTTTTTTGTTTTACAAGGCAGGATAGTGAAATGGTATCACACAAGTCTCTTAAGCTTGTATTCTAGGTTCAACTCCTAGTCCTGCGACCAACAGTTTACAAAGGAGGTGTGTCGTTATGACTGAAAAGCAAAAACTGTTTTGTGATGAATATCTAAAGGATCTAAATGGCACACGTGCCTATAGAACAGTATATAAAACGATTAAGAATGATAATGTTGCTGGTGTTCGGGCAAACAAACTTCTTAAACAAAAAGATATTGCTGAATACATCAACAAGCGACTGGAAGAAATCCATAATGAAAATACTGCAAATATTCAAGAAGTCATGGAATATCTTACATCTGTCATGAGAGGAACGAGTAAAGCAAATGTTCTTGCTCTAGCTGGTGATGGTTATCAAGAAGTCATTGCTAAACCGCCTGATGAAAAGGAACGGTTAAAAGCTGCTGAATTACTTGGTAAGCGTTTTGGTATGTTTAAGGACAATATTGATATTACTTCAAACGGTCAAACAGTAATTGTAGATGATATAGATGAAGGTTAGTTTAAAATCTATTATTGGTCCTGCATTTTATGATGTACATAAACATATTAAAAACAATGATTATACGCATTACTGGTTAAAAGGTGGCCGAGGTTCTCTTAAATCTTCATGTATTGGTACTGAAATTCCTTTGGGTATCATGCGTGATGCACAAAAAGGACTGATGAGCAATGCGGTTGTTATTAGACGTGTAAAAGACACGTTGAGAGGTTCAGTTTATGAGCAAATCAAATGGGCCATTTACATGTTAAAAGCTCAAGATGACTGGGAAATACCTGAATCGAAATTGCAAATGACATATAAGCCAACAGGTCAAGTTATTCTTTTCAAAGGTGCTGATAATCCAAAAAAATTAAAATCAACAAAAGTGTTTGTAGGATATATCAAGTATGTGTGGTTTGAGGAATGTGATGAGTTTGAATCTTATGATAAGATAACAAACATTAATCAATCACTTTTACGTGGTGGTCCTGAATATTGTGTATTCTATTCGTTTAACCCACCTGAAAGTCAAAGAAATTGGTGTAATAAACAAGTTCTTATCAAACGTCCTGATACATTAGTTTCACACACAACTTATCTTCAAGCTCCAAAAGAATGGCTTGGAGAACAGTTTCTAATTGAAGCTGAACACATGAAAAAATTTAACCCTGAAAAGTACAATCATGATTATTTAGGTGAAGTTACTGGTACAGGTGGTGAAGTGTTCACCAATCTTTCAATTAGAGAAATTACAAGTGAAGAAATACAAATTTTCGATAAATTAAAAAATGGTTTGGACTTTGGATATGCAGGAGATCCATTAGCATATTTAAAAATGCATTATGACAAGACGCGAAGACGTCTTTTTATTTTTGGAGAAGTATATGGTACTCGTCTTTCTAATGCTAAAGCAGTTAAGAAAATCAAGAGGTTAAATCCATTAAATAAATTAGTGACATGTGATAGTGCGGAGCCTCGTACTATCAACGAATTTAAGTTACTAGGATTAAAAGTAACTGGAGCAAAGAAAGGACCTGACAGTGTAGAAAATGGTATTAAATGGTTACAGGATTTAGAACAAATTATTATAGATCCTATCCGTTGTCCTAATGCTTCAAGGGAGTTTAATGATTATGAAATTGAAAAAGATAAGGAAGGAAATCTTAAAGGTGAGTTTCCTGATAAAAATAACCATACAATTGATGCTGCACGATATGGTTGTGAAGCCGACATTATCCAAAGTAAAGCTAGAGCAGGCAAGAACCGTGCTAGATATGAAAATTAGGAGGTATCCATATGTACATGTTTACAATAGATAGTACAACTTATGATGAAACTCAACTGAATATAATTCAAATAGAACAGCTGATTACTAAACACCGTACATTAGTTGGAAGAATAAAAAAGAATCAAAGATATTATGAAGGAAATCATGATATAAGACATAGAAGAAAAAAACTAAAGACATCAGCAAATAACCGAGTTGTTTGTAATCATGCTAAAGATATTAGTGATACTGCTACTGGTTATTTCATGAACAGTCCTATTTCTTATGCGAGTTTTGATGATGAGGGGCAAGAAAATATCGATAAATTGACTAATGCGTTTGATAAAGCAGATGTTGATGATGTTGATAGTGATAATGCTCATGATATGAGTGTTTGTGGTGTTGCTTATGAGTATGTTTACATCAAACAAGATACTACTGAAATTGCCTTAAGAAACATTGAAGCTGACCATACATTTCTTGTATATGATGATACGATTGAGCAAAATCTTTTATTTGGTGTCTATTATTATCGCTACAAAGATGCAATTACAAGTAAGTATTGCTATCGTGCTACTGTTTGTACAAAGAACTATATCAATACAATGATTCTTGAGTGCAGTGGACAAAAACATCAAATGGTCAATGAACCAGTACCTCATTATTTTGGAAATGTTCCAATTATAGAATATCGTAATAATAAATTATGCATTGGTGATTTTGAACAACAAATATCATTGATTGATGCTTATAACAAGTTAATGAGTGACCGTGTCAATGATAAAGAGCAATTCGTTGAAGCGTTACTTGTTATTTATGGATCATTGATGGGTGATGATTCCGAAGAAGTAAGCGAAGTTATGAAGATTTTAAAAGAAAACGGATTGTTGGAACTTCCTGCAGATGCAAGAGCTGAGTATATTTCTAGGACTTTTGATGAAAATGGTATGGAATTATTAAGAAAAGCAATCAAAGAAGATATCTACACATTTTCTCATGTTCCTAATTTAACTGATGAAAACTTTGTAGGAAACAGTTCAGGAGTGGCCATGGAATATAAATTGCTTGGCTTACAAATGATTACAGGTGAAAAAGAAAAGTATTACAAGAAAGGTTTAAAAAAAAGAATTGAACTATTTTGTAATTACTTGAATTTGAAAGCTATTGCTATTAATCCTAATAATGTAAAAATTACATTTACTCGTAAGCTTCCTAAAAATTTAAATGAACTTGCTCAAATGATAGCTGATTTAAGTGGTAAAGTTTCAACTGAAACATTGATTGAACAACTTCCTTTTGTTGAAGATGCAACTAGTGAAGTTGAAAAAGTAAAGCAAGAGAATGAAGAAAACATTAAACTTCAACAAGAAATGTTTAAATCTCAAAATGATACACCATTCAATCAAGATGAGGAAAACAATGATGAAACAAAAGATGATGCTTCCAATAGTAAAGATTCTAAACAAAATCCTAGCAAAGCTAATTAAATGGTTTGGCTGATATGAAAAATGAGAAATATTGGAAGAAACGACAAGAAGAAAAACTTGTTGATATATTAGATGATGCTCAAGTATCCAGTGAATATATTTCTAGCGTATACAGCAAGGCATGTGTTTATACTCAAAATCAAATAGAAGGAATATTCGAAAAATACAAAAGCAATTATGGATTATCAGAAATAGAAGCGAAAAAATTACTTTCAACAATGGTAAATGATCATGATTATAATGAATTAAAAAGGTTGTTGAAAAATAACGTCTCTAATCAGCAAAGAGAGGAATTATTAAAAAGACTTGATGCTCCAGCTTATCAATATAGAATAAAACGACTTGAAAATATGCAAAGTCAGTTAGATAATCTGATGAAAGAAGTCTATGATATCGAAAAAGACAAGAGCACTGATTGTTATATCAACAGTGCTTTTAATGCTTATTACAAAGATATTTATAATCTTCAACAAGGTATGAATGTTGCCTACCAATTTGATAAATTAGACGCAAGTTTGATTGATAAGACACTAAAGTCTAAGTGGAGCGGTAAAAACTATTCTGATAGAATTTGGAACAATACAAGCACATTAGCTGATTCATTGAAAGATGAAATGATGCTAGGTGTATTAACAAATAAAACCGAAAAGGAAATGGCTGATACTATCATGAATAAGTTTGCTGTTGGTGCTTATCAAGCAAGGCGATTAGTTCAAACCGAAAGTGCTGCAATGTCAGCATTTGCTGATCAACAAGCTTTTAAGGATGCTGGTATCGACAAACAAATGTTTATTGCAGTACATGACAGTAGAACATCAAAGATATGTCAACAACATGATAGAAGTATTGTTGAAACATCAAAAGAACAAGTAGGTGTTAATGTTCCACCACTTCATCCTAATTGCCGTTCTCATATGATTCCATATATTGAGGGTGTTACTGATGCCATGAAGAAAAGACAACGTAATCCTATTACTGGTAGAGATGAAGTTGTTGACGTTAAAGAAAATTATGATCAGTGGTTAAAAAGGCAACAAGAAACACATGGTGTAGATACTGTTGATACTTTCATCAAGAAAACAAAGAATTTATCGAATGATAGGAAACAGTATCAAAATTATATTAATGTCTTAGGTAAAGAAAATATGCCTTCATCACTAGCTAAATTTCAAGATTTGAAATACAAAAATGTAGAACAATGGAATGATCTAAAATATAATTATAGGACGGTTAATCGTTATAAAGTTGACTATGGAACTGTTGATGCAAAAACTATTTTAGAGCTTGATAAAGAGGCATTCGTTGCAAAAGATAAATATATGACAACGAGAGCTAGCAAAGGAAATGTTGCATCAATGAAAATTGGAGATGTTTTTTTTATTGCATCTAGTAGAATATCAAGTACAAATGAAGATGTTTTCAACAATTATAAAGGTGATAAAAGCAAATTAATAACATCACCAGTAACAAAAAGATTGCATCCGCATACTAAACTTGTTCCGTATAAAGGTCATGAAAATGATTATACAAGAGAGTATGATACGGAATATAAGTTTTTTGAATATATTTATGATCAGGTATTGAAAGGTGAATTAAAAGAAGAAGAAATCTATATTCTATCTCAAAAAGATATGTGTTTTAGTTGTAATTCAGTGTATAATGAACTTATAGGAAAACAAGAAGTTATAGATGCAAATATTAATATAAACATTGTATCAGGAAAAGATAATAACTCTTGGGTATATAGAAATTATACAAAAGAATCGTTAAATAACATGAAAAACAAAATCATTAAAAAAGAAAAGGGTGATAAAAATGTCAAATGAATATGCTAGTCTTAAACATGATTTAAAATTGACGTATCTTAATAGCAATGATCAATCAGTTGGCATGTTCCATTTAAATGATTTAGGTCCTTCATTTGATGGTGACCCTTTGTTTGCATTACAAGTTTCTTTGGCATTAGCAACTATTGAAGCTGAATTGTACCCAACGCTAAATGATGGTGTAAATTACATGTTTTATCAAACATATGAGAATGTTGACCAAATTATTGTTGGTGAACATGTTGAAACTCAAGAAGAATTAGAAGAAATGAAGCGAGATAGGGATTTCGTTTTAAATTCAGGAAAATTAAATTATGAAGATGCATTTAGAGATGAAGCCGACAAATAGTCGGTTTTTCTTTTACCCAAATTTAAAGAAAGGAGGCATTTTATGGCTGAAGGATTAAGACCACATCACCACCAAGAATTTGAGTATCGTACTGAACAATACTTTGATAAAAAGAGAAGTTGTTTGGTTAAGAAAATTCAATATATGTGTATGATTTGTGGCCATGTTAGATATGAAAAATACGACTGTTATGTACCACCACCAAAATCTAAAACCAAATCATTAGAAAGGAACAAGAAGAAATATGGCAAAACTTAAAGTTATTCGCAATATGATTGATAAAAATACAGGTGTCGTTAGGTATGTTGGTGATGTATTTGAAGTCAATGATGCTAATCGCATAAAAGAGTTGTTGGATGCGAAAGTTGTAGAAGAAATAAAAGAAAATAAACCTAATAAATAGACAGTTTGAAATTGTCTTTTTTTATTGTCCAAAAACTTACGACATTAAAAGATGGGATAGTCTTACGGACTTTAACTGGAGGTATTTATGAAAAAGAAATTTATGTTTCCTTTAGATATTCAATTATTTGCTGATGATAATTCTGGAGATGGTTCAGGAAATGATGATGATCAAGGAACTGGCCAAGATAATCAAGATAGTGGAGAAGGTGGCCAAGAAACAAAAACTTTTACCCAAGAAGAATTAGATAAAATCGTTCAAGGAAGAATTGCTAAAGAACGTAAAGCTTGGGAAAAACATTTAGAAGATGAAAAAACTGAAGCTCAAAAATTAGAAACAATGAGCGAAAAAGAAAAGAAAAAGTATCAGGAAGAAAAAAGAATTAAAGAATTAGATGATAGAGAAGCTGCAATTACTCGTAGAGAATTGACTGCTCAAGCTAAAGTTCAATTAGCTGATAAAGGAATTCCAACTGAACTTGCTGAAATTCTTAATTTAACTGATGCTGAATCTTGTAAAAAGAGCATTGAAGTTGTAGAAAAAGCATTTCAAAGTGCAGTAGAAAAAGCAGTGGAAGAAAGAATAAAAGGTAGAGAACCTATGAAAAAAGCTAAAGATGCTAAATTAACTGATGAAGAATTAGTTTATCAAAAAATGATGGGAAAATAGGAGGTAATAAAATATGGCAATTAACACATTAGCAACAGCTACTTTATTTCAAGAAACATTAGATAAAGTAGCTATGCACGAAGCATTAACAGGATGGATGGAAGCAAATGCAGGAGATGTAATCTATAATGGTGGTGCTGAAATTAAAATTCCTAAAATGTCTTTACAAGGATTAGGAGATTATGACAGAGATAATGGATATACACAAGGCTCTGTAACATTAGAATATGAAACAAGAAAAATGACACAAGATCGTGGACGTAAGTTTTCATTGGATGCAGTAGATGTTGATGAAACTAATTTTGTCGCAACTGCTTCAACCGTTATGGGAGAATTCCAAAGAGTTCATGTTGTTCCTGAAATCGATGCATATCGATTATCAAAAATTGCAACAGATGTTATTACAGCTAACAAAACAGAAATGATTGAATATGGATATACTCCTGCAGAATCAACTATTTTAAGAAAAATGAAAACTGGTATTAAAAAAATCAGAGATGCAGGATATAACGGTGATTTAATCATCCATGCAACTGGAGATGTTATGTTAGAACTAGAAATGTTCTTATCAACAAAAATGCAAACAGCAACAATTTCAATCGGTGGAATTGATTTAACAGTTCCAGCAATTGATAAATGTGCAATCATCGAAACACCTCAAAATCGTATGTATACTTCTATCAAAATGAACGATGGAAAAACATCTGGTCAAGAAGTAGGTGGATACGCAAAAGGTACAACTGCAAAAGATATCAACTTTATGATTATTCCTAAACCAGGTGCGATTGCGGTTTCTAAACAAGACAAAATGCGTATCTTTGATCCTAATACAAACCAAAAAGCTGATGCATGGGCAATGGATTATAGACGTTTCCATGATGTTTGGACAAAAGACAATACATTACCATTAATTTATTTAAATATTAAAGATGCTGCGTAATAGGAGGTCTTTTTGATGAAAACTATTATCAATAGCAATGTTGAAAGAATTATCGAAGATGAAATGTTAGCAAAATATAAAGCCTTAGGCTACAAAGAAATTTCATCTTCAAAAGCAAATGATAACGCTCCTGAAAATAAGCCGTTATCTAAAATGAAAGTTGATGAATTAAAAGCATTAGCAACAGAATTAGGAATTGAAAATACAGACTCACTTACAAGAGATGAATTGATTGCAGTAATCAAAGAAAAGAAAAATGGATAAATTAAAAGAGCAGTTTAAAAAACTAACAGGAGAAACTGATGAAGAATTGGTTTCTTCTTTTCTTTTAAAATCTCAAAATACTGTATTATCAAAAACCAATCGAAGTGAGTTGATTGATGATCTCAATGATTATGTTTTGAAATTGGCCATTGCACTTTACAATCGTCAAGGAAACGAGGGGCTTGCATCTTATAGCGAGGGTGGAGAAAGTGAATCTTATTTAACTGAAGATGCTATTTTATCAGGTATTACCAATTATCGCTTATCACCTTATGCAAGGAGATTACAAGATGAAAAAAAGAAGTCTCAAGACGTTTCAACTGAATAAATATAATCCTTCAAAAGATGATGAAGGCAATATCGTGGAAAGCTATAGTGATGAATCATATGAAGATAAAGCTTTGATATGGCCAGTCAGTTCTAAACTGCAAGTTGAACTTTATGGAATGCGTGTAAATGATATGTTAAATATGCATTATTATGGCTCTCTAGAGATTAAAGAACACGATATGATAAATTATGAGGGAGTTGCTTATAAAGTTGTCAGCATCCAAAAATTTAAGCGTTTTAAAGCTATAGGAATTGAGAAAATATGACAAATAAAGATTTTAATAACCTCATAAAAAAATTATCTGAACTAGATTCAGGTGCAGGACAAGAAGTAACTATGAGAGCAGTTAAACAAGCAGGGGGAATTGTCCAAAGTCAAGCAAAGCTTTTGATTTCAAGTGATACGGGTGCTTTAGCTCGTTCAGTTAGAGTTAAAAACGAAGTAAAAGAAGATATGGTTTCTTCTACTGTATACACTAATTCAAAGTATGCACCTTATTATGAATTTGGTACTGGCCCTAATGGAGAAGCTAATCATCAAGGAATATCACCTAAAGTAAGTCCTAAATATAAGCAAACAGGTTGGATGATACCTGCAGATGCAATGCCAGTTGATAAAGCTGAAGGATATGGTTTTAAAATCATCTATAAAAACGGAGATGTCATTGGTTATGGTACAAGAGGACAAATGGCTAGACCTTTTATGTATCCTGCACTTCATGATCAAGAACAAGCAATAGCAAAAAATACTGAAAGATTATTTAGAAAAAAGCTAAAGGAGATATGTAATAAATGATTAATGTTAAAGACATTGTTTATAAAGGACTTTCTCAAAAAAATAAGAATGTAAGTGATGCTTATCCTCAAAACTGGGCCGACTTGCCTGCGGTTCAGTATGTCGAGGAAGAAAATAAAGTAGCTGACTTTACTGATGATAAAGAACAATCCTCGTTCATTCGATATAGAATTGATATTTGGGATAATAAAAGCACATCACAAACTGCGTGTGATGTAGATGAAGTAATGGCAGGTTTAGGTTTTTTAAGAACGTCATGTTCGGATGTTCCTGATCCTAGCGGTTTAAAACATAAACAAATGAGATATGAAGCAATTATAGACTGTGATAAACAGTTTATTTATCATACAAGTTAAAAAGTCAAGGAGGAAAATGTATGTTAGCGAATGGTGCTAAATTAGAATTTAAAAGCAAAACAGTAACTACTTATACAAAATTAAAAGGATTAAAAGAAATTCCTGAAATCGGTGTAGATCCTGAAAAAGTTGAAAATACAGATTTAGATGATACTCAAAAAATGTATGAAATGGGTATTGGAGATCCAGGGGATATTACTTATAAATTCAAATATGATAACACAGCAAAAGACAGCCCTTATCGTGTATTAAGAGCATATGAAGCATCAGGAGAAAATCTATCTTTTAAAGAAACATTAAAAGATGGAACAACTACTGAGTTCACAGGTCAAGTTTCAGTTAAACGTACTGGTGGTGGAGTTAATGGAGTTATTGAATTTGATTTAAATATTGCATTGTCATCAGCATTTGAAATTACAGATCCTGAAATTGCATAGAAAGGAGAAATTAAATGGGAGCATTAAGTGGTGAATTAGAAGAAGTTGAAGTTACAGTTGAAGAAACCCCTAAAAGAAAGCCTTATGCTATTTGGAAAGTAGATGGAAAAGAATACAAATTAAAATTAAGTACTTCTGAAATTGTTGATTTAGAATCAAAATTAAGAGTTAATCTTTTAACAGTTGTTTCTAATGCTGAAGAAGGTGCATTGCCACCATTAAAAGTAATGTTACTTATTACTCATGGTGCATTGAAAAAGTTTCAACACGGCATCAAAGAAGATGATGTAATTACAATGTTTGATAAATACTGTGAGGAAGGTGGAACACAAATGTCATTCATGACAGATGTATTTTTACCAATTTATCAAGTAAGTGGTTTTTTCTCACGAGCTCAAGCGGACACAATGGACAAGAAACTAGTGGAAGCGAAGGAGCTAATGTAGAATATGAATTTTTAACCGATTTAATAAATGAACTTTATCCAATTGCTTTAGATTGTGATATTAGTTCATTTTTATTTTGGGAGTCTTCGGTACTAGAAATAGGAGATTATATTGAATCCTACCGAAGAAAAGAAAGAATGAAACAAAAGCAAATAGCAATCCATAATCACAATCTTGCTGATCAGTTATTAAGAGGAATTAGTATTATATTCAGTGAAGAAAAAGCAAGTGAAAGTGACATCAAACAAATATGGGATTACTATCCTGATTTATTTGAAGATGAAAAGAAAGAATACTATATCCAAAAAGAACAAGATGAATTTGAAAGCTTTAAAGCAAGAAGATTAAGGTTTGCTAACAGTTACAATAAGAAATTTAAAGGAGATGATTAAAAAGACATTAGAAGAATTAAAAGTTATCATCTCAGCTGAAACGAGTAAGTTCAGCAATGCATTGAAAAATGCAACAAATGAAGCTAAAACATCAGCAAGTAGTATTGAAAGTTCTACTGGAAGAATTAGCAAAGCCGTAAGTGGTATTAAATTCATGGTTGCTAAAGTAGCTGCAGGATTTGGCTTATACAAATTAGGGAAAGAAGCTATAGAAGTTGCTTCAAATATTACAGAAGTACAAAACGTAGTTGATACAGCATTTGG